CGCTGATACACTAATTAGATTGATATTAAAAACTGAATTAAAAGAATTACAGAAAGTAAATTTTGATTTCGCTTTAGTTACAGGTGTAGGTAGAATGTTAAAGAGTGGTCTAGTTATAGAGTCTGGTGATTATCAAGATGTTGATACAATGACTACTAAAGTTGATGAGTTATTCAAAACAGGTAAACCATCAATGAAATTAAACAGTAAGAAGACACAAGCGTTTGATAAAGGTTCTAATGCTGCTATGTTACACATGATTTTATCAATCGGATCAACACCTGTATGTGATGTAACATTAAGATACAAAGGTAACTTCGCATCAGCACCTTCTTTCTTAGCAACATTCTCTAAAGAATTTAAGGACTCATTAAAGTAATGGAATTTTTAACAGAAGCAGCAGGTAAAAATCTACACTTAGAACATCTTGAAGATGAGATTCTAAACTTTGGTATTGCTGGTGGTAGAAGTGCTATAGAGTTTCTACAATCATTGAGAGATATGTTCAAAGGTGGTTCAGGTAGTAAACTAAATGTAACAGTCAAGTGGGACGGAGCACCAGCTATCTTCGCGGGACCACACCCTGAAACAGGTAAATTCTTCGTAGCTAAGAAGTCATTGTTTAATAAGACACCAAAGTTTTATCACACTAACGAAGAAATAGACGCTGATCTATCAGGTGAGTTAGCGAGTAAGTTTAAAGTATGTCTCGCTGAGTTCTCTAAGTTAGGTATGAGAGAAATACTACAAGGTGATTTAATGTTCACTAATGATGTAAGTACTCAAGATATTGATGGAGAATCACATTATACATTTCAACCTAATACAATTTTATATGCTGTACCAACAAACTCTAAGATTGGAAAAGAGATTAAACAAGCTAAAGTAGGTATTGTCTGGCACACGACATACAAAGGTACATCAATCGAATCATTATCAGCTTCATTCGGAGCTAAGATACCAGGTAGATCATCTAATGTCTGGCAAGACGACGCGACATATAGAGATGTATCAGGTAAAGCTACATTCACAGCGTCAGAGACAGTCAAAGTGAGCTCGCTACTATCATCTGCTGGTAAACAATTTCAGAGAGTCAACTCAGGTTCATTTAATAAATTTTTAAGATGGCAAGATAGTTTGGGTACATCAGCTGTTGGTTCTAGTTTCAAAACATATTTAAACACATTCACTAGAGCTGGTAAGAAACTACCGAAAGGTAAACAAGCTGTCAAAGGATATCAAGTACACTTTCAGACTTGGTGGAAAAAGAACAAAGGTGATTCTGATATACAGAATTCTAAACTTAGAGAACATTTAAAAGTTATTAAGAGTTCACTAAAGACATTAGAACAAGTAGTAGACTTCATGAGATTTTTGATTGAAGCTAAGATGATGATTATTAACAAAATGGATTCAGCTAAAGGTATAGCTAAGACATTCGTTAAAACAGACAACGGATTTAAAGTAGTAAATCCAGAAGGGTATGTCGCTATTGACAAAACAGGTGGTGCTGTTAAAATAGTAGACAAATTAGAATTTTCATTCAACAACTTTACAGTTGCTAAGAATTGGGATAAATAGTACTATGAAAGAAAGAAAACAACCTCAAGATCCTCATGTAGATGATGAGCCAGGTACACAACCTAAAAAATACTACAAAGGGTTAAGTAAAAAAGATAAAGAAGCTAGAGCGAAACACTTTAAAAAAGGTGGTAAAGGGCCTGCTCCAGGTGACAAAGACGCGAAGACTAAACCTAGTAAACATACATTAAAGTTTAAAAAGATGTTTGGTGAAGCTAATCCTGATAAGTCACTTAATGATAAAGCTAAGAAGTCAGGTATATCTGTTGGAATACTAAAACAAGTATTTAAACGAGGTGTTAAAGCTTGGCAAACTGGTCATAGACCAGGTACAACAGCTGTCCAATGGGGACATGCTAGAGTTAATTCATTTATTACAAAGGGTAAAGGTACATGGGGTAAAGCTGATAAAGACTTAGCTGATAAAGTACGAGGTGAATCTAATGAAGGTCTATGGGATAATATCAGAAAGAAAAGAGCTCGTGGTGAACCAATGAGAAAAAAAGGTGAAAAAGGAGCACCGACAGCTGACGCGATTAAAAGATCACAATGAAAACATTTTTAGAACATAATAACTTTGGAATCTATGAAGGTAAGTATGTACCATTAGAAAAACCAATGGTTGAATTTACAGAAGATGATGATAAACCTCTGAACAAACCTAAGAAAGGTGGTCCGAAGAAGTTTTATGTCTATGTTAAAGACGGAGACAAAGTAAAAAAAGTTACTTTCGGAGCGAAAGGTGGTGGTGGTAAATTGGCTGTAAAACTTGATGATCCTAAAGCTAGAAAGGCTTTTGCTGATAGACATAATTGTGATACAGCTACTGATAAATTATCAGCTAGATATTGGAGTTGTAGACTTCCAACATACGCTAAAGATTTAGGATTAACTGGTGGTGGAAATTACTTCTGGTAAACCATACGAAGACGATGGTGAACTCAGAACATTCTATTCTAGTGTAGATAGTGATGATTTAGTTTGGCATAGAGATTTAGAAGATAGAAAAGTTACAGTATTAGAAGGAGAAGGATGGCAATTTCAATTCAATGGTAGTTTACCGATTGAATTAGTAGAAGACAGAACATTTATGATACCAAGAGATATGTATCATAGAGTAATAAAAGGTAAGACAAAATTAGTTTTACGGATAGAAAAGATATGAACACAAAAGATCAAGACAATTTTTTAAAGTTATCTGTTAAAGGATTTAAACAGATGGCTAAAGACTTTGGTAAATTCGATAAGGGTTTAGAGAAACTCGCTAAAGAAGCTGTTAAGTTTGGTAGTAAAGGTTATCTTCAATTTATGAATTGGTTTCAAAAATTAAATCAAGGTGATAAATTAGCTCTGGCAGGTGAGATAGCTTACTATACTAAACAAAAAGATAAAACAATCGAAAAGATGTTAAGGTTTAGATTCGAAGAAGTTGAGAAGACATTCAAAGATATAACAGAAGCTAAAGACAAAGGTGTGACATTTACATTCGGTAGATTCAACCCACCAACTGTTGGTCACATGAAGTTAGCAGCTAAGATGAAGTCAGTAGCTAGAGGTCATGATGTACAGATATTTACTTCATATACTACAGATAAGAAAAAGAATCCGTTAACTAATAAACAGATTAGACAATTTATGAATCCCATGTTACCTAAAGGTATTGATGTTCAGAAAACAGAAGCTAAAACTGTATTTGATGTTGTAACAAATTTATATAATCAAGGGTATGAACATATACAAATGGTAGTGGGTTCTGATAGAATTAGAGAATTTGATGCTGTACTAAACAAATATAATGGTATCAAAGCTAGACATGGATATTATAATTTCAAGACAATCAAAGTTGTCTCAGCTGGTGAAAGAGATCCCGATTCAAAGGGTGTAGACGGAATGTCAGCTTCTAAAATGAGACAGTTAGTTTCTGTAGGTGATGAAAAAACATTCGTTGATTCACTACCTCGTGGATATAAACTAGGTAAACAATTATACAAAGCTGTACAGAAAGGTATGGGTATTCGTGAAGAATTTCCAGACTTTATGTATGAAATATATAATCCACAACAACACGAATGGGGTACAGACGCTGGTAGAGAATACGCTCAAGAGTTCACACCTGGTCAGAATGTAGTTAATTTTAGAAAACTATCTAAGATAAGAAACGAACAAGAAGTACCGAAAAAAGTAATGGTAGACAAAGAAAAGTTCTATAAAGAATTAAAGAAAGAACGAAGTAAGTTTAAAGCTGATTACGGTGATAAAGCTGATTCTATAATGCACGCGACAGCTATGAACATGGCTAAGAGAAAACATGGAATATCTTAAATATAAAGAAGACGATTTAGTACTTGACATAGACGAGGGTGTTAATGATCCTGGTATATTCAAAGCGATTATTCTAGCTGGTGGACCTGGTAGTGGTAAATCTTTTGTAGCGAGAGAACTCGGACTTAAAAGTCTAGGTCTTATTGTTGTTAACTCAGATAGTTTTTTTGAGATGATGATGAAACGAAAAGGTCTTTCATTAAAGATGCCAGAGAACGAAACAGAAGATAGAGAAGCCGCCAGAGTAGCAGCGAAAGCTTCAACAGATAAAAGATTTAAATCATTGATTGAAGCGAGACTAGGTATCTTAGTTGATTCAACATCTGGTGATCAAGGTAAGACATTTAAGATGTATAGATTGTTAGAAGAAGCTGGGTATGATGTTAAATGTATTTTTATACAAACAGATTTAGAAGTAGCATTACAAAGAAACAATGAAAGAAGTAGAACAGTACCACCAAAAATAGTAGAGAAATCACATAAACAAGCTCAAGTCGTTAAAGGATATTTAAAGAAACATGGTAAAAGAAATTTTCATGAAGTAGAAAATAATGGTGGTCCGATAGATAAAAGTGTAGCAGGTAAGTTAACACAATGGGCTAGAAAACATAATAACAATGCTTTAGAATGGATAGCTTCTGTTAAAAGAGGTATGGATTCTTCTGTTAGAGAAGACATAAATAATAATACAATACAAAAATTTAAAGAGTATAATAAATGACAATCGGAACATCAAATGTATCATTCAGTTCTATAGCATCTGAAATAGGTAAGAGTCAAACTAACTTGAGTCTAAGAGACGCTGCTCAAGATACTTTGATTTTAAATCCGAGTAATAGTAGACAAACATTTACATTAACAGATTCACTTACATTAAATCAACAAGACTCTGCAGTAGCTGATAATATGAACTTAGCTGGTAGTACTAATTTTGAAGTATCTGAATTTAAATCTTACGACAAAGTTGATGAAATAATATTCAGTAGTTCACCTAATGACAGTAGTATTACTAGTCAAAATGAAACACTTAATGTCACTAACGGAACAACAGCCATAACAGGTTTTTGTCAAGTACCAGTTAACATGGCTGGTGAAATATATGGTAAACGAGTAGGTAATGATCTTGTTTGGTATGTAAGTGAAGGTGATTATACTACAGCTGGACCAGGTGGTCATTCTAAAGAAAGTAGTAGTTTTAGTTCTGAT